CTGATACTTGTATGAAGATGGGAGAAAAGTTTGCAAGTCCAAGTGCAATTGATTTAGTAGTTTCGACTGGAATTGTTGAATCACGATATGAGTATATCAGACAAATTGGAGACGGGCCAGCTAGAAGTTTCTGGCAAGTAGAGCCCGCAACTTGTGTAGATAACCTATCTCACTATCTTAAGCATAGACCAGAATTAATGCAAAAATGTGCAACTGCAAGCTTTGTAGATGTTAAACATTGGCAAAACTTTGATGAAATAGTATGGGCAGAAATATTAGAAAAGAATATCGCAGCTGGTATAGTTCATTGCCGATTAAAGTATTGGAGAGTTCCAAAGCCAATGCCTAATACCCTAGAGGGTAAAGCTCGATATTGGAAAAAGTATTATAATAGTGAAGGTGGAGCTGGTAATCCAGAACATTTTATAGAATTAGTTAAAAAGTATTTAAGATAAATAAATGCCTCCTAAACCAAAGAAAACAATGTGGGATACTTTAGCCGATAAGATAGGAGATTTTGCTGAAGAGAATCTTTGGGGAGTGGATGAACAATATTTTAAAGATAAATATGGAGATGATTGGGAAGGTAAACAAGAATCTGCAAGAAAGAATGTTCGTTCTTTATATGGATTAATTCCACAAAGCTCTGGTAAGGCAAAACAAGACGCTGTCGTTTATGCTCTTACTTTATTAATTGGAAAACCTGCTGGAATTCATTTAATCAGAGGAGCTCAACAGAAAACAAAAACAATGATTCGAGGAGGACAATTACATGGTGGTAAAAAATACGGGGGAGATATATTTACCACAGAAAGTCCACTTATAGGAAGTGGATATGTACAAGGGCCGAAATATGGTAAAATGGCTGAAAAGCATGTGGCGGGAGCTGGGTATGCTGATGATATATTCTTTAATAGACCTGTTGGAGGTCAAGGAGAGCTAATTGAACTTGATGTTCCAAGAAATTTTATGGATAGATTTGCAGTGGGAGGGCCTGCGTGGCGAGAGTATGGAAGATTTGAATATTCAGGCGGGAGATTAATACCTGGTGCGAGAGAAGTACAATTTAAAAGGTCAATTCCAGAAGAGTATATTATGAATATAACACCTGCAAGAGAAATTATTAGAAATAAATTACCAGAATTAGGGAGAATAAGGTAATGGCAAGAATGACAAATAGGAAAAGAGCTCAAACCAATAAACAACTTTGGGAAAGAGCAAATAATAGTCATAGACAAAGATGGCAGACTCTTAGTCAGAAAGGTTTTGACTTTTATTTAAATGAGCAACTTTCAAAGAGAGAAGTAGATGCATTAGAAGAAGCTGGAATGCCTACATTTACTATTAATAGAGTAACTCCTATTATAGAAATTATGAAGTATTTCGTTACAGCTAATAATCCAAGATGGAAAGCTGTAGGAGCGACTGGTGATGACGTAGATGCGGCTCAAGTCCATTCAGATATAGCAGAGTATTGTTGGTATTTATCAAATGGTAAATCTTTATATAGTCAAGTAGCTCTTGATAGTCTTACAAAAGGAATTGGATATTTTCTTGTAGATATAGATAGAGATGATGACAGAGGATTAGGTGAAGTTAAATTTAAAAGAATTGACCCTTATGATGTATATGTAGACCCAGCGAGTAGAGATTTCTTATTTAGAGATGCAACTTTTATAACAATTAGAAAGAATATTTCAAGGTCAAGCTTAATAAATATGTTACCAGACCATGAAATGAAGATAAAAAAAGTTTCGAGAAGTAATGAAGTAATCTCTTATTCTCAAAGAGACATGGATGAATCATTTACTATTCAACCAGAAGATATTACAATGGGTGTGAATCTTGAGGCTGAAGATGATGATATTATTGCATACTATGAAACATATTCTAAGAAGAAGTTTGCATATCGTAATGTTTATATAAGAGTCAAACCAAGTCCTGCTGAATTAGATTTAATTAAAAGACAAGTTGAGGAGAAAATTGAAGAGTTCCAAAAAGAAGTAGAAGTAGGGATTATAGAAAAAGAACTTCAATTAAATCAAGCTGTTGAATCAGGTGAAATGATACCTGAGAGAGCAAAATTAGAATTAGAGAAAGCTCAGAAAATGGCTGTTCAAGCTATTGAAGAACAGAGGATGCAACTAACAGCGGAAGCTCAAGATGCTGCAAGTACTATTACTCAGCAAGTAATGAGTGAATCTGATTATAAAATATTAGAAGATAGTGATGCTCGTAAAAATATAGTTGATGCGATAAAATTCCATGAAAATAGAATTATATTAAATTGTACTGTTGGAGATGAAGTATTCTTGTATGAATATACATTACCAGTTACTGAATATCCTATTATACCTATCCCATATATGTACAGCGGAACTCCATTCCCAATGAGTGCAGTTGTACCTCTTATTGGTAAACAACAAGAAATAAATAAATCTCATCAAATTATGTTACATAATGCAAACTTAGCTTCTAATCTTAGATGGATGTATGAAGAAGGTTCTGTACCAGAAGAAGAATGGGAACAATACTCATCTTCACCGGGGGCATTATTAAAGTATCGTCAAGGATTTACACCTCCCACTCCTGTATTACCTGCTCCAATCAACAATGCTTTCTATACAGTTGTGCAAGAGGGAAAGGCTGATGCAGAATATATTAGTGGAGTACCTTCTGCGATGATGGGATTTACACAAGAGCAACCTGAAACTTATCGTGGATTATTGGCGAATGATGAATTTGGAACTCGAAGACTTAAAGCATGGATGGGTAGTATAGTAGAACCTGCTTTAGAACATTTAGGTAGAATATTTCAACAAATGGCTCAAAAACATTATACGATTGAAAAAGTATTTAGGATTGTACAACCTGAAGCTGGTCAAATACCAGACCAAGAAAAAGAAGTTTCTATTAATATACCAGTTTATAATGATTATGGAGAAGCGATAGGCAGATACAAAGATTATGCTACTGCAAGATTTGATATAAGAGTTGTAGCAGGAGCTACAATGCCTGTAAATAGATGGGCATTACTTGAAGAATATTTTAGATGGTTTCAAGCTGGATTGATTGACGATATTGCTATGATAGGAGAAACTGATATTAGAAATAAAGAAAAGATTGTTGAAAGAAAATCAGTATATGCGCAACTTCAATCTCAATTATCTTCAATGGAAGAATCTATGAAAGATAAAGATGGAACTATTGAAACATTAGAACGTCAATTAGTACAATCAGGTATAAAGATGAAGGTTGGACAGGCTTCAAATGAAATAAGAAAAGACGTTATAGATACTCAAGCGCAACAAAAATTATTAAAAGGAATGTTGAAAGTTGAGTTTCAAAGACTAAGGGATGAGATGAGAAACGACTTAAAACAAGATAAAGAACAGAGTGAAAAAGAATAGTTGTAACTTTACTACAAATTTTTTTAAGTTAAGATAACAAAATGGAGAATAACGTATGACTCAAGTACAAGGCAACGCCGTTATGGCCCCCGAATTAGAGACTACAAATCCAAATTCCCAAGCAGTTGATTCAGTCATGGGAGGTGTAGGAGATGATTTCTTCGCAGCTCTCGATGAAAGTGTTAATGGTGGGATATTAGACGAACCTTCGCAGCTAACCTCGGACACAAATAGTGATAATACACTCACGAGCCCAAGTGAAGTTCAACCGCATGTTGAAACAAACCCACAAGTAGTGGATGTGGATACAATGCAAAAAAGGTATAGCGATTCAAGTAGAGAAGCAAAAAGACTCAATGGAAAGCTCCAAGAGCTAGAGCCTTATATGCCAATCCTTGATGCTATGCGAGACGACCCTAATTTAATTACTCATGTGAGAAATTATTTTGAGGGTGGTGGTCAGACACCTGAAAATATGGCGCAAAAATTAAATCTTCCAGAAGATTTTTCATTTGATGCCGATGATGCTTTTGCAACTCCAGATTCGGATTCAGCAAAAGTTCTCGGTGCCACCATAGATGGCATTGTTCAGCGTAGGCTTGGAAAAGCATTACAAGGACAAAGGTCTGAAAATCATAGGTTAGCAAAAGAAGCTTCTTTCCGTCAACAACATGAATTGAGTGACGAAGAGTGGGGAACATTTGTTGATTTCGCAAAGTCTAAATCCCTTGAATTAGATGATATTTATTATTTAATGAATCGTAAGAATCGTGATAGTAATATAGCTAATAAGACAAGAGACGAGATGCATCAAAAGATGCGCGAGGTTCAACAAATACCCGGTTCTTTAGCTACTGCTGGTGGAGCTCAAGTGGAAATGTCTCCAGATGATAAAATATTTGATGCCCTTTTAGGTTCTGAAAGTGAACTAGAAAAGGCTTTTAGTATTACATAATCTTTAAATAGAAAATACTCGAAGCTATAACGATTAAATAAAAGGTGATAATATGGCTGATGTATTTAGTTCAAGTACATATTCAGACGTGGGAACATGGTCTGATGGTACTTCAAAAGACACAGGCGACCTTAGGCGAAAATACAATTTCGGTGATAGAGTTTCTGAGCTATCAATAGCTCAAGACCCTTTCTTCCGTTTTGTATCTAAAGTTGCAAAAAAGCCGACTGATGACCCCGAGTTTAAATTCACAGAACGTAGACCGTCTTATCATAAGCGTTATGCATATGTAATTGGATACGATAGTGGTTCTAATGTTTTTACTGAAGCTGAGTTGAAAACAACTGGTAATGCTTCTTTAACAACATCTACAGGACAACAAGTTAAACTTCTAATGGCTACTGACTATAAGTCAGCTGGTAATATTGGAAGTGTAAATAACAACACTAGCAATGACGTTCTAGTTGGACAATCTGGCACTCAGCCTGGATTCTTAATGCAAGACCAGGTACTTAAAGTTAATTTAAGTAATACTGATGCTGGTGGCATGACAACTGGAGACCCAGTTACATCTAATGACGTAGATGATTATATTCTTGTCCGCATTGATACCGTTCACAGTAATGAGAGCGGTTCTGTAACTTTCCACGATTTATCGGATGGAGCTGCAGAAGATGGTGGTGCAAGAACGGCATATTGGACTCCTGTTACAGGAACAATTGTTAAAGCTACAAGTGCAACTACTATTAAGTATTTGGCTAGTTATTGTGGGGATGACCCACTTGGAACTATCTCAAGTGCTAATATAGCTAATGTACTTGAAAAAGCTAGGTCATACGTTGTGGGTAATGCTCACGGTCAAGGTACAGGCTATCCTGAAACATGGAAAGACCAGCCTTTCTCAACTGGATTTGGATTAACTCAAATTTGGAAAACTGCTTTAGCTATGGATAACACTACTCGTGCTACTGTACTAAAATATGAACCAAATGAGTTTGCTCGAATTTGGCGTGAAAAGCTGATTGAACATAAATGGGATATTGAGACTTCATTATTATTTGGTTCTCAAGCTTCTGTTGACGGCGTTCAGTACACTCAAGGTTCTGTTGATTTTATTCTCAATTATGGGAATATTTTTGATGGTTCTGGTATGGGTGGAACTGGCACAAAATCACAAGATGATTTCCTCGATGACATGTCTCAATTCCTAGACCCTAGACATAATAACGCAAATGCGACATTGTTTATGGTTTCAACTGATGTATACAACTGGTTGCATAAACTTAGTGGATATTTTTCTGCTAATGTATCTCAAGTTGCTGACTCGAGTGGTGGAAGTTCTACTGCTCTTGGACGTGCTAGTTTCTCAGTTGGTGGTAAGAAAAATGTTTATGGTGTAGACATTACACAGATTTATACTCCTTATGGGATTATGAATGTTGCTCGTAATGTTCACTTAGACGGTACTCAAGTCAAAATGATTGGGTGCAATATGAGTCATTGTAAATATAGACCATTAGTTGGAAACGGACTTAATCGTGATACTGCGATTTATGTTGGTGTTCAAACATTGGAAAATAGTGGCGTTGACCGTAGGGTTGACTTAATTCAAACCGAAGCTGGTATGGAATGGCAAATGCCTGAAGCCCATGCCATCTGGAAATAGGAGGTAATATAATATGGGTATTCCTCTATACGGACAAAACGTACAAGGTGGTAAAATAGATGACGTTCTTATTAATAAAAAGAATGTTTTCAGTTTTGATAGACCTCCAATAGTGATTGATGATGGTGTTCTCGGTGGAACTCAGAAGGTTGCCGATGGAACTGCTCAAGATGTAACATTACATCAATATCCAGCAGGCTCAGGTTCTATATATGGATTGCAGTTAGCTGCATCTTATAATGGAACTCAAACTATTGACGGGCCTTCTGTCGCATCTACTGGAATGAATTACGAAGGTGATTCAGCAGATGACGAAGGCTTTCAATGGGCAATGAGTTATCCAGGTGTTAAGGGAATCGAAGGTGTTGATTCTTTTACAGTTGGAACAACTGGTTTCTATGCTAAGCTTAGGTTTTCTATCCAAGATGTTAGTATTAGTGATGATTGTGCTTTTGGTTTTAGACTAAAATCACAAGCTTCTAATGCTGCTCTTGATAACTATACTGACGTAGCTTGTCTTAATGCGATTAGTGGAGACATAAAAGTAGAAAGTATTTTAAATAATGCTACTACAGTCACTACTGATACAACGGATAACTGGGTCGATGGTGAATCTCACACATTAGAAATTCGCATCTCAAAAGCTGGAGTTGCTTCTTACCGAGTAGATGGTAGAGCAGTAACAACATCTCCAACTGCTGATGTAACTTTTGATACTGGTGATGTTTTCACTCCTTTCATGTTCATGCTTCACTCTAGTGCAGCTGCTTGCGATATTATATTGGAAGAGCTTGAAACTGGAGTATTGGATGACGAAGGCGACCCACCTAGTTAACAATAAGTCTTAAATTCGTGAGGTAATAGCACGATATAAAGATAAGTATGGGGAGGCTCGATACCTCCCTATACTACTAAAATAAAGAAATTATATGGCGACAACAAATATATCTACTGAAATAGTATCAATCACAGGAGTGACAGCTCATGGTGCTTCTGATGATTTCATTGTATCTGCCCAGAAGTTTGTAGTAGCAAGTGTTCCTAAAGAATTATTAACATTTGCACAAAAAGTTTCATCTTCTTCAACTGATGGAAGTGCAATCACTTTTTCAGTAAATGATTCAATTATAGATGTTCAAAGGAATGGGTACAGTTGTACAGAAATACCATTATCTGAAGAAAAATGGGCATTAGATTCTACAAGTTTAAAACTCGCAACAGCTATACGTCCCAAATATTATCATAAACAAGGAGCTGTCCACTTTGCGCCCGTTACAGATAGTAGTAATGCTGGATATGTATTCTATGTAGATTATACTAAAATAGATGATACTTCTGATTTAAGGAATGCAGTTATATATCATGCTTGTTCAAGTGAACTTTCAAAGCTTTCTACTGCTGAATTGCCGACAGTATCAATAGCTGCAGTCCCCCCTGATGTACCTTCATTATCGACTGTTAGTTTTAGTGAGACAAATGCTCTAAGTATTTCAGCTACATCCCCAACTGCAATATCTCTCACATCTGTTACATTTACTATGACAGATAGTGATATAGACGCATCACTTCCAACATTTTCAACTGCGACTGTTGTTGCTGGTGACACGTTAGGAACTACAAGTGGATTTGATGCTTATCATCCTTTAACAGATTTAGGAGATAATGACCCAGGTGCTTTAACTATTAGTGCAACTGCTCCAGTTATATCAATATCTGCTCCAGGGGTAGCTACTACTGCTATAGCTGATATAACTACAAATGTTCCTACATATACTCCTCCAGTGATGAGTGCTCCAGATTTTAGTGATGCGAATACATGGATTAATACTGAAGAAGATTCTGAAATGCTTTCTTCAAGGATGCAGGTTATTAATGGTCAAATTACTGAGTTTAGTACAAAACTTCAAGATTCTTTAAATGAGTTCAATGAAGACAATGCTAAATATCAGGCTAGTGTACAAGCTGAAGTTCAACTAAAACAACATCTCTCAGCTGAGAATCAACAAGAAGCGAGTCAGACTTTAGAAGCTTCAGTACAAAATGCTTCATTAGAAGTTCAGAAGTATCAAGCAGTGGTGAATGATGAAGTTCAAGAGTATTCACAAAAATTAGCTCGTTATCAATTAGAATTAAATACAACATTACAAGCATGGCAGAGAGAGTATGATGCTTATATACAAGAATCTTTACAAGAACTTCAAGTTGCTAATCAAGTAAATATTGCTAAAGCTCAAGCTGAGTTACAGTTAAATATAGATAATGAGAATAGAAGTCAGCAAAGACAGCTTCAGATTGGTGTTAATGATATGCAAGCTATTGTAGCTGATAATGAGAGAAAAATCTCACAGTACCAATCAGAGGCATCTCATTATGCTACTCAGGTTAATCAGTATATACAAAATTATACATCAAGGTTGCAAAAAGATATGCAAGATACACAAGCTACTATTGCAAATAATGATGATTTAGTAGCTAAGTATCAATCAGAGCTTCAACAGTACACATCTGAAGTTCAGGCGGAAACAGTAGAATATCAGAATAAGATACAAAAACAACAGGCTTATTCTAAAGAAGCTGATAAATATTATCAGTGGGCTAATTTAGAAGTAAAGACTTATATACAAAATAATTCAAAAATGATAGCAGCTACTATGTCTAGTAGGTCACAGTCTGCTCAATCGTAAGGATAAAATATGGCAAATCAGATAAGAATACATACATCATGTGAAATTGTTCAAGACAATGATGTGACTGTACAAGGTATAGCATATACACATAAAGCATTAGATGGAAATGCTGATTCTCGTTCGTGGGGTGGTAATTATAATGTTTCACAAGCACCAGCAGATGATAAAATTTGTTATTGGAAAAATGTAGTAATAGATAGTAGTGGCATAGATTATTTAAATGATAGTGCTTGGACTGAAGCATCTGATGTTACAGATGGAGCTATTCCCACTACAGCATATGTAGTAGCTGTTGAATATGTTGGAACTCTTGGAACGGTAGCATCTGTTGCAGTTACTTTATCTGGAGAAATTATAGCTCTATTAACATTAGGTGAATCTATTGTAATCCCCTGGCATGCTGGTGAGTCGACTAGTTCGATTGGGCTTACTGCATCAGCTTATAGTAATGGTGTACATGAAGCAACCGTTAACGTAATGTTAGCAGGAACATAATGACAGTATTAGAATTAATGGAACGAGCGGGGACTAAGGAGACTGGTCTTTCTATTGCATGGATAAAA